TGTCATATTTATAGGGCTATCGCCAAGCGGTAAGGCACAGCACTTTGACTGCTGCATTCGCTGGTTCGAATCCAGCTAGCCCTGTTTCATTATGGGGTATTAGCTCAGTCGGTAGAGCACTTGACTTTTAATCAAGTTGTCGGGGGTTCGAATCCCCCATGCCTCACTAAGTGTTGTGACATCCTGATTTGGAGATTCGAACCCCCTGGTCGAGATTCCCCATGCCTCACTTGTCAACATACATCATTTCCACATTCTTTAAAACCCCGTTTGGGGCTTTTTTTTATGCGAAAGGAGCACTTTATGCATACCAAAGAAAACAAAATGGGTGTCATGCCCATTGATAAATTACTGATCTCCATGTCTCTGCCCATGATGATCTCCATGCTGGTGCAGGCGCTGTACAATATCGTAGACAGCATCTTCGTCTCCAGAATCAACGAATATGCCCTGCGTGCGGTATCCCTGGCTTTCCCGGTCCAGAGCCTGATGATCGCTGTGGCGGTGGGAACGGCGGTAGGTATCAACGCCTTTTTGTCCAAAACATTGGGAGAGAAAAATTTTGAGAAAGCAAACATTATTGCCAGAAACGGTATTTTCATTGCCATTGTAAGTTACGTGGCTTTTGCAGTGATCGGCGCAGTGGTTAGTAGACCGTTTTTTACCAGCCAGACGGACGTCTTAGAAGTGCGTGAGTATGGAGTGACGTATCTGACCATCTGTTGTGTGGCGGGAATGGGTATTTTCCTGCAGACAACGTTTGAAAGACTGTTACAGGCTACCGGCAAGACAATCTACACCATGATCACGCAGGGAATCGGCGCAATCATCAATATCATCCTTGATCCGATCCTGATCTTCGGATATTTCGGGCTGCCTCGGATGGGAATCGCCGGAGCCGCGGTGGCTACGGTTATCGGACAGATCATTGCGGCATTCATGGCACTTGCGTTTAACCTGAAATTCAATAAGGAACTGAATCTTTCCATGAAAGGCTTCCGTCCGAATGCACATCTCATCGGACAGATCTATAAGGTGGGAGCACCTTCTATTGTGGTACAGGCGATCGGTTCCCTCATGACTTACGGAATGAACCTGATCCTGGCGGCGTTTGGTTCTGCCCAGACGGTATTTGGCATCTATTTCAAACTGCAGAGTTTTGTGTTCATGCCGGTATTCGGTCTGAACAACGGCATGGTGCCCATCATCGCTTACAATTACGGTGCCGGACACAGAGACCGTGTAATTAAGACGATTAAGCACAGCGTGGCATATGGTGTGGGTATTATGCTCATAGGATTACTTGCGATGCATATTTTCCCGGCACAGCTTATGCGTATGTTTGACGCGGAGGAAAGCCTGATTGCCATCGGCGTTCCAGCGTTAGAGACGATTTCCTTAAGCTTTGTGTTTGCCGGCTTCTGTATTGTGGTGGGAAGTGTGTTTCAGGCATTGGGGAATGGTGTATACAGTATGATCGTATCTGTGGCAAGACAGATGTGCGTGCTGCTTCCCGTGGCGAAGCTTTTATCCTTAAGCGGTGATGTGACGCTGATCTGGTGGGCATTTCCCATTGCGGAGCTTGCCAGTGTGCTGTTAACATCGTATTTCTTAGTGAGAATCTATCGGAAAGTCATCTGTCACATCGGAGAGCTGGTGCAGGCAAAAGAGACGACAGATTAAAATAGAAATACAAATAGAAACAGATGCGGCGGGATGCTTGACAAGCCAAAGGGGGAAAGAGTATAATTATTCTTGGTCCTTTGGCAGAGAGCATTTCCGTTTGTCAAGGTTTTTAAGCTACTAAGCGGATATGGCGGAATTTTTAGTTCTTGAGCTTTAGCTCAAGATCAGACGGACGCAATCGGTGCGAAGCAACGATAGGCTGCCAATTCCGCAGAAAGGCGTTATGAGTTGTTAAGCGGATATGGCGGAATTGGCAGACGCGATAGATTTAGGTTCTATTGTCAACAGACGTGCAGGTTCAAGTCCTGTTATCCGCATTGTGTATGTACTACGGAAGCATAGCTCAGCCGGGATGAGCGTTCGCCTCACACGCGAAAGGTCAGGGGTTCGAGCCCCCTTGCTTCCACTCGAAAAAGCTGATAAAATGGGCATTCCCGGGCAACGGGTAGTCGGATAGTAGTCAAAATAGTAGTCAAGCCTAAAACGAAAGGAGTTTTTTGCAAAGATTCCAATAATTTTATAGTGAATGAAATGTGACGGATACATGACGGGTAGACCGTCTTTTTTTATGCCAAAATTTAATCATAAGGAGGGATGACCTTATGGGAAAATTCAAATTTTCTGATGAAACACTGGAACATATATTCAGCAAAGAACGTACAAGGGAAGTTCCGATTAAGTATCAATCAATCATGGTTCATGTGATCGAGGAAGTTTTAGGAGAAACGGGTAATGCTTATGAATTTCAGTCCGTTGGGACTTATGAACAAGCCAACATATCAGACACTTGATGAAGTTGAAATTGCGAAACAGATAGAATCAATGGAAGAAAGGGAGAACAGCCATGCCGCAGCCGATTATGAATCCGAACTATTTCAATCCGCAGTATAGAACACCTATGTACGGACAGTTTATGCCACAACAGGAACAATTCCAACCACAGCAGTTTATGCAACAGCCACAGCAAAACGCAGTACAGATGTACGGACGTATTGTACCTGCGCAAGAGTGCATAGCACCGAATGAGGTTCCTATGGATGGAAACACAGCATTTTTCCCAAAACAGGACCTGTCGGAGATCTATGCTAAATCCTGGGGAGCAGATGGGAAAATCTATACAAGGCTTTACAAGCCTGTTTTAGATGCAGACCCTAACAATTTACCGTCAGACACAGAAAAGGCGAAATTTGACCTATCAGACGAAGCCACAGCGGTATTTATGAAGCGTTTCGATGAACTGGAACAAAAGATTGAGCAGTTGAAATCTTCGCAATCGCAAAGAAAAACTCCACAATCGCAAAGAAAGGATGATGCAGATGCTTAAGTCAATGGGGAATCCGCAACAGTTTATACAAAATATGATGGGGAACAGCCAGATCATGTCTAACGACATGGTAAAAAACGCTTATGGGATGGCTCAAAAAGGTGATTTCCAAGGAGTAGAAAATCTTGCGAGAAACATCTGCAAAACGAAAGGTATAAATCCTGATGATGTAATAAGACAGATAAAAAGTCAGTTTCCTTTTTAACAGCATATTAGAGGTTTGTGCACAAAACCCGGGAGACCTCTTTATGAATAAAATTATGGAGGTAATCTAATATGTTTGAAACAAACAACAGTCCTTTTACCATGCCTGTTATTCCGGCTGCCGGAAATGGCTACGGAAATAATGGTGCATTTGGTGACGGTGGATGGCTCTGGTTCATAGTCGTAATTTTTGCGATTTTTGGAGGTTGGGGCGGTAATGGATGGGGCGGTAATGGCTCTAATTCCAGTTACTATACCGATTCTGCACTGCAAAGAGGGTTCGACACCCAGTCTATCATCGGTAAACTGGACGGAATCAACAACGGTCTGTGTGACGGATTCTACGCTGTAAACAATGGTATGCTTACCGGATTTAATGGCGTAAATACCAACATTTTACAGACTGGCTATGGCATCCAACAGGCTATCAATGCAGACACCGTAGCAGGAATGCAGAATGCTAACGCTTTACAGGCACAGTTAGCACAGTGCTGCTGCGATACCCGTGAAGCTATCCAGGGTGTAAACTACAATATGGCAACGAATACTTGCGCATTGCAGAACACCATGAATAACAACACTCGTGATATTATCGACAGCCAGAACGCCGGTACAAGAGCAATCCTTGACTACTTATGTCAGGATAAGATCGCTACTCTGCAGGCAGAGAACAACGATCTGCGCAGAGCCGCTTCTCAGGATCGTCAGAATGCTCTTCTGACTACTGCCATGAGTGCACAGACACAGCAGATCATCAACGCTGTGAATCCTGCGCCCATCCCGGCATACCAGGTTCCCAACCCTAATGTATATTACGGATGCGGATGTGGTTGCAACACTGGTTGCGGATGCTAAAACTGCATATCGAGTAACTTAACCTTAAGGTTATGTCTGCTATGCAGAATTACTGACAACATGGGGCAGACTATATGGTTTGCCCCTTTGATTTTGAAAGAGAGGTATTTATTATGGCTGAATATACAGCAGTAGCATTACAGACTGTGGCAGCAGGAGCGGACGTTGCTTTTACCGAAACTGCCGTAAATGGAAGTAACTGTATCAATCATAGAGAGGGATCCGGAATTGTGAAGTTAAGAGGTATCACTAATCAGTGTCGTGCAAGATTCCTTGTAAGTTATTCCGGCAACATTCAGATTCCCACTGGTGGAACTGTTGAGGAAATTTCCCTTGCACTGGCAGTAGACGGAGAACCTTTGCAGTCCACAAGAATGATTGTAACTCCGGCAGCAGTAGAGAATTTCTTCAATGTTTCTGCACAGGCTTACATTGATGTTCCTCGTGGATGCTGCAGTACGGTAGCCGTTCAGAACACTTCTACGCAAGCTATTGAAGTGCAGAACAGCAATTTGATTGCCGTTCGTGAAGCGTAGGAGGTGAAAAATCATGGATGTTAAAAGAATGCATGAAATGATTGAAAAACTTTCTGAATGCGCTAAAACGCAGTTTGACAAAGGAATTGACAAAGTAGATACTTGCGAAATGGGGAAGGTCATCGACATGATGAAAGACTTATCGGAAGCTATGTACTATCGGGAACTGACAAAAACCATGCAGGAATATGATTCGGACGAAAACATGGAAATGTTTGAACGTTATGGGGATGGTGGAAGACGGTTCTATGACCATTACCGCTATGCTGACGGCAGATTTGCACCTAAAGGTCGTGGAACCTACCGCAGAGGTTATGAAGAACCACCCTATTATCACATGACTCCGGAAATGTATCACCGTGACATGGACAGAGACATGGGACGTATGTACTACACGGAAACTTCTTCATCCGGTATGCGTGATGCAAGAGAGGGCAGAAGTGGAATGAGCCGCAGAACCTATATGGAAAATAAGGAACTGCATAAGGCGAATACACAGCAGGACAAAGAAGCAAAAGTCCGTGACCTGAACACATACATGACCGAACTTGCAAACGACATGACGGAGATCATCAACGATGCAACACCGGAAGAAAAGACGGTACTGCGGAATAAGCTGTCTGCACTGATAACAAAAATCGGTTAAAACACTTAAGGGGCTTATTTAGCCCCTTTTATGTTGGAGGTGGTAAGTTGTTCACGATAAATGGAATGGACTGGAATTTAAGGCTTGTAGGAAGTCCCAGCCCTATGCTGATGCGTTCTGATGGTACATATACGTTTGGCATGACAGACAGGAACACAAGAGATATTTACATATCAAATATGATTCATGGCAATTTCTATGACCGTGTGCTGTGCCATGAATTGTGCCATGCGTTCTGCCTGTCCTACAATTTGACTATGGATATTCAGACAGAAGAAATTGTTGCCGACTTTTTGGCTACCTACGGAAGAGAAGTGTTTGCACTGGCTGATGAACTGATAAGAGGTATTGTTGGAATGGCAATGTGACCGACATTCACATTGAGATTTGCTTCGTATGTTTAACATACAATAGAATAATTGAGCGACAACGTGTCGCTTAACAAAATCAGAATACCAGTAAAATGTGTTTTAGGGGAAAAATAATCCCTTAAATATTTCTTTCGACGAATTTCGTCGAATAAAAGAATGGCATAGAAAAGACCCCTTTTTATGGGGTCTCTTCTGTTGCACAGTTATCAACATCTTGCTGAAGAATTTTAGATGCAAGTTCTGAAAGCTGTGGGAAGTAGGTGATTACTTCGGAATTTCTGCATTTCCAGTTTCCGGTCGTTGCGCTGTAAATTCTCTTTGCTTCATCAAAATTATACGTTCTTCCCAAAACTTCAAGTAAGTGGTGCATATATTCCTTTGATGTAATGTCGTAGCAACGGCAGATGTAGTTGATTTTGCCACGGTTGATGCAGAACCAGTCTGTTTCAAACTCTAATGTCGGCTTTTCCTCGATTGCTGTGGTGGAAGTAGGTGCTGGATGTTGATTTCTTAATGCAAAATAAGCATTGACAAGGCTCCTCTGAACTTTCCATGATAAATCATCCTTAAATGGTTTTACAAGCATAAGGTATCCGCTTTCGGTGAATACAGTAATACCTCTGTTTGGAATATCAATATTTCTAATGTCCACCCGGTGGACATTAGAATTTTCTTTTTCCAAAACAATATAATCAACGCCATTTATAAAGCGCTTTTTGTTTCTATTAAACGCTTTTCTAGCCGTTCCACTTGGTCTTTTATGAACAAGGTCGATATCGTCAAAAGTAACAACCATCTGACCATTGTATTCTCTGACATCTAACTCTGTTCCTTCAACGTTTACAATATTTTCCATATTATTTTTCCTTTCTTTTTATCTATCACAAAGTATATTTGTATATGCCAATATGCATTTGAGGAAATGAATGCTGGTATTTTCAAGGTTACAGATAATTTTTTTGATAAGTTCTTCTCTCATTTTCAGCTCCTCCATTTAATCAAAAATAATTTGCCAAAAGGAAGATGCAGTGCTATAATTTACATAATCCTTTTGGGGTAAAGGAGCAGCCGGTTACTTTGCGGGTATGGCTGCTCCTTCTTTTTTAGTTTCCGATTTCTTCATCAACTTTTTCGTTAAACCATTTCGTTTTAGTCAATCCTTTTTGGGAAAGTTTTTCCTCTAACTTCTCAAACTTTTCCTTTTCGATTTCAACACTAAAATTTTTTGTTTTCTTTCTTCGCTCTTTGAAGTAATCGGCTCTGCTTTTAGGTGCTATGGGTATCACCTCCTTGTTTCGAGATACATTATATAATGTTTCGAGATACAAGTCAAGCATTTTTTCAAAAAATAAAAATGCACTAGATTGAATCTAGGGCGTCTATCATCCGACCAGTTTATTCACCGACTTATTTTCCAAAAATTCCTTAATTTCTCCGTATCCCCAACCGTATCCAACCAGTGAACTTACAAGCATTTCTGCATTCTGAACTAACAGTAGTTCTTCCTCGGTCAGATAATCCCGGATGTTTTCTTTGTTGCCAATATTAAGGTCAAACCGTAATTGCTTTGCGGTTTTTCCGAATACTGATTTATAAATCAAATCGGTGTAGGTAGAGTATGCATGACCGTGCATCCGTTCATTTTCGGAAGTCCTCTGCAAACTATCCGTAAGTACCCTGCGGACACCAATTCCTTTTTCACGTTCCCGTATTTTGCCAATAAGAGCTTTTTCCATTGCGTTGAATTGCTTAATATAGGCTTCCTTGAACTGCATTGCTTTTTCACCAGTGTATCCCATAGCAAGAAGAGTAAAGCCGTCTCTTGTCATAACAAACATAGGTTTTTTCCTGTTAATACTATCTGTATAAGAGATAGGCACGAAATTGTGCTCTCTAAATTCTTCACTACAATCAAGTTCTCTTATGTCCTGCATGACACGTTTATGCTCTTTTCCAAACGTTTCCGCAACATCAAGGCTTGTTACAACGGTTACTTCTTCTTTGTTTACTGTTTTGATTTCAACTAACATTTTCTACCTCCAACAAATACATTGTCATGGGGCAGAAGAGCATAAAAATAAGCCCACTACCCCTGTTACTGTTGGAGTAGCGAACTTCCAATCTTTTTTTGGTCTGTCTTTATTCCGGGTCTTGGTTACAATCTAGGCTGTATAATCAGCTTTCACTCTCCGGACGTAGTGCAAGACTTCCTAACTGACACATATTATATCATGCAGAACGTAGGTTCGCAACATAAAAATAAGAGCACCCTTTCGGATGCCCTTAAAATTCTATATTCTATTGTAATTTGAGTACTTCTTTGTTTCCAGTCCAAATGCTTGTTTCATATTCCAGTTCAATGCTCTGCGCATCTTGCGGAACTACAAATGCAATCTTGTAAGATGTTTTTCTTCCGCTTGAAAGATTCGCATTCAACGAAGAACTATCAACAACACTGTAATTCTGCTCACAATCTGTATCGTCTGCGTAACACTGGAAATCGTAGATGCTTACATACTTATCATCTTTACTGTTGTTCTGATAGGAAACATCAATCATAATGTATTTTGTTCCATCAGCAGGAGCGTTCCAACCGTATTCATCCTCATAATCAGTGTAGTCAAGGTCAAAATCATTAATAGTGACTTGCAAGCCGTCTGCATCGAATGTGTAACCGGGAGAAATAACAGTACCACTAGGTACTTCCGCTTCTTCAACTTTAGATTCCGGTGTGATTTCTGATACTGCGGCAGAACTTTCCGTTGTTGCAGAAACTGATGCTTGTGTTCCAGTAGATTCCTTGCTACTATCGGATACACTATTTACAAACAATGCCATAATGGCAAAAATAATAATTCCGATAATAGAGCAAGTCAGTCCTGCGATAGCAGTGCCGTGTTTCTTGTCTTTCTGACATAATGCAATGATAGCAAGAACAGCACCTATAATTCCCGGCACAATTCCAAAAGCTATACAAGCTGTCAAAATACTGATGATTCCTAAAATCATCGAAGCAATTCCTAAACCACTTTGTTTCATAGAGTAATTACCCCTTTCATTTTTAATTTTATAAAATTTTAACACATTTGTGGTATTCTGTCGATAAATAGATGTGAAGTATTGAAAAATTTTTAATGTGTTTCTTTTGATACCCCCGTAGGTCTGCATTTTCATCCGAAAATCTCGTTTTCAGAGGTTTTTGAAAGAAAAATTTTTCGTCAAAATATAATGCCTTTTTCAAAATACCCCCCGGGGTAGCACTTTTCAAGCTGAAAAATCCGTTTTCAGAGGTTTTTCTCTGATTTTTTCAGACCGATTCAATGTGTGAAACGCCTGTTCGCTTCTGCAGTGCAAGTCCTGAACCTGTCACCCGGTCACCGTGTCGCAGCTTTCGCAAGGTCTCCGACTGCCGAAAGCATGGAATCATAAGCAGACCGCAACAGCTCCGCAGATTCCGGAGACAGACCACCGGCGGCACTCTCCACCCTTATAACGGTTTCCAACCGTTCCCCGGCATCCGCTACGATCTCCATGATATCATATACATGACCGATTCCCACTTTTCGCATTTTGCAAAAATCCCCCTTGTAATATTTGATTGTACACCAAAACAGCGCAAGCCGTCAATATATCCGGGCGCAGGATCTGACCGGATCCGGTGGAAGAGTAACACAAATAGACCGCCAGCCGGCAGCAGATCCAACGGAACACGACAAAAAGACGGTTGCAAGCCGTCTTTTATCTGTTTTCAAGTTCAAAAATTGCCCAACGCAGGGCGGCGGCTGTCTCCGTGTCGTTCTCTCGTTCCGCACACTCTAACAGCTTGTAAAGTCTTTCAAGGTTCTTTTCTTTCATCCTGGCAACCTCCTTTTTTTAATTTTGGGGTAAATTCCACCCATAAAACCGCCGCCGGTAGTGATCCGGCGTGCATCCTCTGCGGCGGCTATTGTTCGCAGTTTATATCTGCAAGTTCTTTGCGTATTTTCTTGATCTCTGCAAGGTATACCGGGTTATCTTTGCAGGCTTCGAGGTTGTCCAGTCGTCTTATTAGTTCTTCTTTTCTGCGTTCGTTTTCGCTCATGGCGTAATACCTCCATATTTTCAATTTTTCCCGTTTCCGGGTAAAAGCAAGCCGGGGAGTCGAACCCCGGTGTAAGCCTGTCTTACTTGCTTAATATTCAATTTTTAATTGCGCAGAACCTTTATATAAAAAAGCTGTTTTTCCGTGTAGGTCGCTACAAGTCCAACCACCAGAAATATAATCATTTATAAGGCTTTCAAAATGCTGATAATTTGCACATTTAATATATATCATTGTTTCAGTCCTCCAATTCTATGTAGTATCTGACGATGTACACATATTAAAAGTAAAAATAAAATTTTTCTCCGGTTGCGTTCCATTCTTTGTCTAAGATTTCCATTTTGTATAATTGGCCATTGTTACCGTAAGTGCCAGTAGAATAGAAAAGCTGTGTTGCGCTACATCCTTTAGATTCCGGATACGCTTTTTTTATTTCTGCGATGATGTTGTTAATTCTATCATCATTAGCACCGCACAAATAAGAGCCGGACGGAACATCTTTTAAGCAGCTGATAAAATGGATTGCATTCTCAAATTGGTAGCAGTTTCCGTCTAACTTGATACCGTCTAAACGCTGACCCTCTGCCAGAAGATTTTTCCGTGAAATTCTTTTACTCATATTGTTTTTACCTTTTCACCCGTGTTATAATTTGGGTGCCTTTCTTTTTGGGTGCCGCTCGGGTGATCTTGGTAGGATGCCGGGCGGCTTTTGTTTTCTGCTGTTAATGCTATTATATATTGAGTAATTGCATAAGTCAATATAAATTGAGTAATATTTTACAAAATAGCATATTGCACAATTAAACAATAAATATATTGAGTAATTTATACAAAAAGAATGTTGTATATTGATAAATTAAATTGAGTATACTATAATAAGTAAAAAGGAGGTACACAAAATGGAATTATTGGAAGCAAAAAGAAAATTAGAACAGCGTTATAATAAGCAAAACGAGTACAACAAATCTAAATATGATCGGGTATCTGTCATGCTACCAAATGGATATAGGGACCAGGTGAGAGCAGCAGCAGAAAAGGACGGCTTAAGCCTAAACGCTTATATATTAGAGGCAATAAAAGCAAAAATGAAAAATATTGAGTAATTTATAAAAATGTATTGACATAATAAATTGAGTAATGTATAATACAATTACAAACAAACGAAAGGAGCGAACGAAATGACAGGAACACCGGAGCAGATCACAGCAAAGAAAGCCGCCCGGATTCGCTCAAACGTCCGGCAGTTTTTCCGGTATTATCGGGATCAACTGGAAACAACGGAATCGGAACGGCTGAAAGAATTTAACCGGGCAGAACTCCAAGCACTGGAGACGGTGCAAGCGGAAACGCTCCAAGCACTGGACAGCATGACGGATCCGGAGTTATTGTCCAGCAAATCCGCATACGGTGACAGGGCGTTAATTGACCGGATCACAGCGAGAGCGGAACGGATCAGAAGAACGGGAAGAGCAATAGCATAAACAGGAATTAAGCAGGTGTAACAGCCTGCTTTTCTTGATCTATTTTCACTGCGACATTTTAATGTGCTAAATTTTGTAGACAAATTGTAGACATTTTGTAGACGCAGATTAAATAAAAGGAGATTAGATAAAATAAAGGTTAGATAAAATAAAAGTAAATAAGTGCAGAAAGACATTGTATAACCAAGTATATATAAATACTAGAGCCGACCAGCTGCCACCATACACCCATCTGCAAAAATTACCTGTCTGTCTGTTAAAAAATCCCATTTGTCAAATTTACACGGATGATATTTTTTAATCGCATGATTTTTATTTGCTCTGGATCACCGGCAGACATACAACCACAACAAATTGTCAAATGCGTAAAAGGTTGTTGTAGATTTATAAATAGCACTTATGGTATGATAAAAACAGTTAGGGAGCCGACACTAACACGGTGCGAGTGACAGCGGTGTAAATCCAACCCCCTCTGGATATGCAGCCGCCCAGATTGTAACCAAGACCACCGGAGCCGACAGACCGGAACCGATCAGAAGTCACTAGCTGATCACTTTTGTAAATTTATGTTTTTGCCTGATCTGTGGAGGAGATCAAAAAAACATGGGTTTATTAAGTGATGCTTAGTGATTTTTTTATTGCAGATTTTTAAGGAGGTGCAGGACATGGCTGAGATTGTAAGTCTTTCAGATCTTGCGGAAGTCACTTTTAAAGATTTATACAGATCATACAACAACGCTATGGATATCAACTCCAAATCTGCTAAACAGAGAGCAGATATTATAGACGCTATATTGAGTGAGGTTTATTTATCTGTGTTTAAGCCATCACCAGGAGAGAGCACACAGAACGGGTCTAAATCAAAATTAAAGACTTATGACGTACAAGAGGTTGAGAGTATCACGGAGTTAATTATAAGGCTTAACCAGTTATACGGCGGAGTTATAAAGCTAATACAGTTTAGTAATTTAACCGGCATAAATAGATATACTTTAAACCTCTGGGAAAAAGCTAATAGATCTAGTGGCTATATATTTAAGCTGTCAGATACAGAGATAAGCGAAGAATGTAGCTATATAAATATATTATTAAATAAAGGGGAAGAGGTTAAATACTACGGAAATAGGAATGCAAGAATCAACAGTGAACTAAGTACATTCCGCTTTGACGTTTACAAAAAACTAAGAGAAGCAATGAGAGCACAAAACACAAACGGTCTAGCATCTAACCCCATGGGAGAAATGGCAATAGCAAACAATGATGAGGACGTAGGGAAGATGTGGGCGCAGAAAGGTATTGACACGCAAACACAACCAAGGCAGGTGTTGGATGCTTCACAATTGCGCATATTGGTATTGCCTGAAGATAAAAATACATCAATGTTGACCGATTCCGGAGCGTATTACAGTGACAACACAGATGCAAATAAGTAGCAACAAGTACGGAAACATGCGGAAATACTGCATAGTTAAGGATGTGTCAATAAAGACTGCGCGAAGCGCGAATTTTGCGCATAGTTGAAAAGCCGCATGGCACACCGGGGGAGGGGGTCTGACAGGACCAGCGAACAGCCCCTACTTAGTCCCTCAAATTTCCTCAAAAATAAAAAAGACCCTTAGGAGGTGTACCACATGATTTTCATTTACATAGTTTTAGCATGGATACTGTTTCAATTGCAAGCTCCTGCATGGGTATATATCCTGTTCATCATCGGAGTATTTTTAAGAGCAGTAGTCACAAGCAAGGATTAAGCGTATGCAGATATTTGGGAAAGAGATAAAAGACGAATGTTCAAAATGTGGTGAAGTTCTGCAATGCGAATTATTTCTGAAAGGTCACGGAATCAAAAGAGACCGTGAGAACGTTACAGAAATGGTTAGCTGTCAGATGAAGCACCAAAAGAGCAGGCTTGATAAAGAGCCTAAAGAAGATTTGCCAGTTAAGGAGAAATGTGAATTGCCACCGGAGATTAAAGAGATCTACACAGAGGTTTGGAAAATACATAAAGAGTGTGCTAATCCGAAAACGGATGATGACTGGTCGTATCTTATCCGGCAAGGCAATCTGCTGATTAAAATGCATAACAATAGCCAGTTTGCTAAAGCACTGGTAATGGCAATGATCGATGAAATTGAAGGAAGGAAGAAGAAAAAATGCTTGGATTCATGATTTTAAAAATAATGACAACGTTGGTATTGACAGTTTTAGCAATATCTGCTTTATGGTATGCTCCAAAACAGAAAACAGCATCAGAAGGAGTTACTTTCTTCGCACTTGCAATGTTCCTTGCATTTGGAATAACTTTCATGTGGGTATAGCCTATGTGGTTACCGAAGATTATGCGAATTATCCCATATCACATTGTTGAATGGGTTAAATTCATAAAGCCATTATTATTGCCAAATATCTTGTGTTGTGTTGGCATTGGATATGTGGCAGAGAAATCAAGGCATCAAGAGTGTATGCAGCCTGTGTGCGGGAAACGAAAAATGGAATAATGCGTTCGACAACACTAAGTTTTTCAAAGTACCGTGCGCAGGCGTGATAATTAAGCAATATAGGGTGTTTCACGAAAAATAATCCGGGAGCAGATGGTCTCTCTCCCGGAGTTTAGGGCTATCGCCAAGCGGTAAGGCACAGCACTTTGACTGCTGCATCCCAGGTCCGAATCCTGGTAGTCCTGTTTCGCAGATGTTTTCTTCTTTCGGTCTTTGCCATCTGCGAATATTCCACCTACATGGAATACTCCTTTCCCCTCATAGCGGAATGCTGTTAAGAGCCGTCGCAAGGCTCGTGAGGGTTTTCCACGTAACCGCTTGAAGCCTTGCAACCATATAGCGGTGAAAACTTTATCTGCGGTGATAAGACGATACCGTGATTGCAATAGTCGGTAGGTAGCAGATAGATATGCCAGAAGTTCATCTGTGGTTATACGGCACATTGGGATGTAGCGCAAATGGAAAGAGCAGTGTCCTTCTACGGCATAGGTTGTGGGTTCAAGTCCCATCATCCCAACTTTTTCATTCAATCCTAAAAGACGCTATTGGGCAGGTGCGTGGTTGATAGTCGTAACGGATGGATTGTTTCAAGAAATCGCACCATCAAGATGCAGTGTTCCCATAATGGTATTGGAACGGCTTGCTAAGCCGCCGGGCGTTTATTCGCCTTGTAGGTTCGAATCCTACACACTGCGTTTATACGAGTGGGAACGCATATCATTGTTCGCAGGGGGATATGCATAATTGTGAGTTGAGATACCTGTTCTAGCAATTAACCATTGTAAATAAAAGACATGTTGTTATATTGCAGGCAATGATTATGTCCAATGATTATGTGATGTTTGAAGTTATTT